TGGAGTGGAACAAGGGGAGTGTTGAGTTTGAAAACGGTTCAAAGATTATTGCTGCCGCAACAAGTTCAAGTGCGATTCGTGGTAAGTCGGTTGCGATGTTGTATATTGATGAAACTGCGTTTGTTGAAAACTGGGAAGACTTTTCATCATCTGTGATGCCAACGATTGTATCAGGTCAAACCACCAAGGTGTTATTCACATCAACACCAAATGGACTGAATCACTTCTATAAGACTTGTAAAGGTGCGAGAGAAGGAACGAATGGTTATCAGTTCGTTGAGGTGAAGTGGGACGCAGTGCCTGGTCGTGATGAGAAATGGCGAGAAGAGTATCTCGCGTCCATTGATTTCAATGAAGAACAGTTTGAACAAGAGATGGAGTGTCAATTTTTAGGTAGTTCAGGCACGTTGATTGCTGGGTGGAAACTCAAACAATTGACGTATGATGAACCGATCAGTAGAAACCACGGCATCTCAATGTATATTGAACCGAAACAAAATCATTCGTATGTAATGATTGTTGATGTCTCAAGAGGTAAGGGTTTAGATTATTCGGCATTTCAAGTAATTGATGTGACAAAAATGCCGTATGAACAGGTGTGTGTTTATCGTGACAATATGGTAACTCCAATTGATTATGCAAATGTAATACACTCCCTAGCGAAACATTATAATGACGCGCAGGTGTTGATTGAGGTCAATGATATTGGCGAACAAGTTTCATCAACACTTTTTGAAGATTTTGAGTATGAAAATTTGTTATTCACAGAGAGTTCGGGTCGTGCTGGGAAACGTTTGACTGCTGGATTTAGTTCGAAAGGTGATAAAGGTGTTCGAACCACTAAAACCGTCAAAGCAAACGGTTGTTCAGTGTTGAAACTGTTGATTGAACAAAATCAGTTGGTGTTGCGCGATTTCGACACGGTAAAAGAGTTATCTACTTTCAGTAAGAAAGGTAATAGTTGGGAAGCAGAACCGGGGTGTCACGATGATCTTGTGATGTGTTTAGTCTTATTTGCGTGGTTATCAAATCAGAAGTTCTTCAAAGATTTGACAGACATAAATACCATTGCAGAACTGCGAGACTACAATGAAGAACAAATAATGGATCAACTGACTCCTTTTGGTATTTTAGACACAGGTCAAGATGATTTCGAAGAACACACTGTCCGTTCTTCGAAGGGTGATTCCTTTCTACGCGATGATTTCTTCTGATAAAAACGATAAATTTATAAATAACCATATTGAATTATAATATATGGTAAATCATTCACGGGAGATAAAAATATGTCTTTTCAATTAAGTCCAGGCGTTCAGGTCCAAGAAATTGATTTGACAACTGCTATTCCTTCGGTTGGAACCACTGATGCAGCTATCGGTGGTGTGTTCCGTTGGGGTCCGGTTGAAAAAGCAACTCAGGTCACGACTGAAGATCAGTTGGTCGCACGATATGGTCGCCCAACTGCAGATAACGCCGAAACATTCTTTTCAGCGGCAAGTTTTCTTGCTTATAGTAATAGTCTGTTTGTAAGTCGTGCATATGAAGAAGGCACGTCTTTTAACGCTGTCGCAAGCACACAGTCTGTTAGTAATACTGAACTTGAACAAGCAGTGGTCAAAAACGAAGAACACTTTGACACCATTGCATCATTCCCATCGGGTATTGAGTGGATTGCAAAGTATCCAGGCGAACTTGGTAACTCTTTGAGAGTTTCAGTTTGTGACAGTGCAAATGCATTTCAACAGGTCATTGATTTGACTGATCTGGAAGCAAACACATTGATGAATCAATTTCATTCACTGTTGGTTCAAATACCGCAACCGTAAGTATTGCACACGACGCGGCAAACGCTGACGTTTCACTTGTTGCTGCGAACTCAGCGGTCAATGCACTTCAAGAAGGTGACGTGGTTCGCGCTGGTAACTCTTCAATTGGTTATCAATTCCTTGAAGTGACTAACGTTACATCACCTGCATCGGTTCCCGGTGATCCAGATGGTGCTGCTGTATTCATCATCAGTTTCGAAGATCGTTTGACACTTGCATCAAATGTTGAGTCATCTTCAATTGAACGCCGGTGGAAACACTGGAATCTTGTTGATTTGGCGCCAGGTCAATCAACGTATCAGTCAGAACAGGGTAATACATCTGCACAAGATGAACTGCACGTTGTTGTGACTGATGAAGATGGTAAAATTACAGGCACGCCAGGCGAAGTTCTTGAAGTGTTTGAAGCATTGTCACGTGCTACCGATTCTAAAAACGAAGACGGTGCAAGCAACTACTACGGCGATGTGATCAACTCTGGTTCTAGTTTTGTTTGGTTTGCAAACGATCGTGCTGGTGCTGCTTCAGCGACTGCTGAACTGTTGGAGAGTTCTTCAAACGAACTTCCATATGACATTTCATTTGAAGAAGGCGCTGACTCATCATCTGAAGAGGCAATTGCACCTTCAGCAGTGATGTTGGCATATGACCAATTCAAGTCACCTGAAGACTTTGATATTTCATTGGTCATCGCTGGTAAAGCGCGAGGCGGAGATCACGGCGAACAAGTCGCAAACTACATCATTGATAACATTGTTGAGTCTCGTAAAGACTGCATTGCGTTGATTTCACCAGATCGCGAAGATGTGGTCAACAATGCATTGGATATCGAAGATGATGTGATTCAGTTCCGCAACGACTTCGTTCGACTTCATATGCGGTGATGGATTGTGGTTATAAGTATATGTACGACAAGTATAACGACATCTATCGTTGGATTCCGTTGAATGGTGATATCGCTGGTCTTTGCGCACGCACTGATGATGAACGTGATGCTTGGTTCTCGCCAGCTGGTTTCAATCGCGGTCAAATCCGTAATATTGTAAAACTTGCTTGGAATCCAAAACAAGCGCAACGTGATCTTCTTTACAAGAACGGCATCAATCCGATCGTGAACTTCCCCGGTCAAGGAATCATTATGTTTGGTGACAAGACATTGTTATCCAAACCATCTGACTTTGATCGAATCAACGTTCGTCGGTTGTTCATTGTTCTTGAGAAAGCCATTGCACGTGCTTCACAATCAACACTCTTCGAATTCAACGATGAGTTTACTCGATCTTCATTTGTTAACTTTGTTGTTCCGTTTTTGCGTGATGTTCAGGGTCGCAATGGTATCGCTGATTTTGCGGTCATTTGTGATCAAACGAATAACACAGGCGAAGTCATTGATCGTGGTGAATTTGTTGGAGACATCTACATCAAACCTGCACGCGCAATCAACTTTATTCAGTTGAACTTTGTTGCTGTTCGCAGTGGTGTGGAATTCTCTGAAATCATTGGTCAATTCTAATAAATAGTTAAAGATAATAACAGGAGATCAAAATGGCTTTTAGCGTAACAGATTTCAAGGCAAGAGGATTACCACGGGGTGGTTATCGTCCAAGTCTGTTCGAGGTTCAGATTCCCGGTCGATTGGGACAGAATTTCAACTTTCTCGCACAGACATCTAACGTTCCAGCTATGACAGTCGAACAGATCATTGTTCCATATTTCGGTCGTCAGATTAAAATTGCTGGCAACCGAACTTATGCAGAATGGTCAACGACCGTTATGGTTGAAGAGGACTTTTCAGTTCGCGATCAACTCGAACGTTGGAGTATGGCAATCAACCAAGGTGACAGCAATATTCGCGATGAGTTTAACGAGGAATATAAAGAAGATGCACAGGTTCTTCTCTATAGTAAAAATGGTAGCGTCATTCGTCGTTACAACCTTGTTGGACTTTGGCCACAAGAGGTTGGTACGATCGAGTTATCTTGGGAATCGACCGAAATCGGAACCTACGAAGTCACGTGGGCGTTCGATTTTATGAATGAAGGTTCCTAATAAATAAATTTATGTACGCGGGGGTCTTCGGGCCCCCGTCTTTTGAAATATTTAGAATGGAGAAATAAGAGTGGATATTTTTGGATTTGAAATAAAACGTAAAGAGACAGAAGAAAAGGAAGCAAAACAAAGAGTTTCCTTTGCACCGCCATCGAATGATGACGGTTCTCTTGTCGTATCAGAAGGGGGTGTCACTGGTACATACATCGACCTTGACGGTACTTTGCGAACAGAGGCAGAACTCGTTACGAAGTATCGTGCGCTTGCACTTGATCCAATTGTTGACTTAGCAATTCAGGATATCGTCAACGAAGCGATTGTTGAAGATTCACAAGAAGAAACGGTCGCATTGGTTCTCGATGAGTTAGAAGCACCCAAAAGTATCAAAACAAAAATTGAAGAAGAGTTTCAAAATGTTCTCAATCTTTTAGAATTCAATGATCTCAGTTATGAAATCTTTCGTCGTTGGTATATTGATGGTCGTTTGTACTATCACGTAATGATTGATGAAAACAAACCGAAAGAGGGAATCAAAGAACTGAGATATGTTGATCCACGAAATATCAAAAAGGTTCGTGAGGTCAAGAGAGAAAAAACAAAAGAAGGTGTCAATGTAGAACGAGTGAAATCAGAATACTATGTTTATAACAAAACAGGTTTTCTGAAGAACTCTGGTTCATATTCAAACTATAGTATTGCTGGCGCATCAACGAGTGCTGCTGGTCAACAGGGTTTGAAGATTGCAAAAGATTCTATTGTTTATTGTACGAGTGGGTATCAAGGATCAGATAACAATTTGATTCTTTCATACTTGCACAAAGCAATTCGACCAATGAACCAGTTGCGGTCAATGGAAGATTCGATGGTGATTTATCGTATTTCACGGGCGCCGGAGAGACGAATCTTTTATGTTGATGTTGGTGGATTGCCAAAAGCGAAGGCAGAACAGTATCTTCGTGACATTATGGCGAAGTTCAAGAACAAAGTTGTTTATGATTCTGAGACTGGTGAGATTCGTGATGATCGTAAGTTTATGACAATGCTTGAAGATTTCTGGTTGCCGAGACGTGATGGTGGTCGAGGACTGAAATCACAACTCTACCAGGCGGACAGAATCTTGGAGAGATGGATGATGTTGTTTATTTTCAGAATCTGTTATATCGATCTCTGAATGTTCCATCGACAAGACTCAACCTGAACAAACGTTTTCGTTGGGTCGTGCAACAGAAATTACACGTGATGAAGTGAAGTTCTCTAAATTTATTATGCGACTTCGTAGTAAGTTTTCATCATTGTTTTTGAAGTTGTTGGAACGTCAATTGATTTTGAAAGGAATTTGCACATCAGAAGATTGGAAGAAATGGCAATATCAAATTGATTTCAAATTTGCTGTTGATAACTATTTTTCTGAGATGAAACAAATGGAAATGCTTCGCGATCGTCTTGGTTTGTTGCGTGATATGGATGAATATATTGGTAAGTATTACTCACACGAATATGTTCGTCGATTTGTATTGCAACAGACGGAAACAGATGTGAAAGAACTTGATAAAGAAATCGCTTCAGAAAAGAGAGATCCACGTTATTTGGATCCTGAAGAACAAGAACAGTTTGGGCTTTCGACAGCGGGTCCGATGAGTGGTGGAGAACCACCGGAGAGAGAACAACCTCAATCTCGACCGGAACCCGAACGTGAAGATGATCGTGAACAAGAGAACGATCAAGATGAATAAATAACAATAGAATAAACTTTGGAGTAACACTATGTCAATCAAGGATAAAATTACAGACTTTATTTCTGCTTCTGCAGATGAAAAACCGGTTGCTGCGTATAATTCATTTGCATCTGCTGTTGAAGATAAAGTTCAAGATTTACTTTCACAAAAACAAGATGAAATTCGCACATCAATGTTTTCATCAGAAGGAGATTCAGAATGAGTGATCTCAATGATATTTTAGAAAAATACAAAGCCCGTTCTGGTGACGAACAGAACTTTATGGACAAACACACCGATAACGTTCAGGTCACTGACGCACCCGGTGGTGAAGTTGCAAAGAAAGCAGCAGACAAAATGAAAAAACACGATCGTAAAAAACATCGTCAAGGTTTGACTCCTGAAGAAGAAAAAGATA